AGTTTCCTGTTCCCATTCCTCAGTTTCTGAGGATGAATCATCAGAGTAGTCATGCTCCATGTCGCTGATGATCCCGATGATGTTGAAGAACTTTCGATTGGCATCACGTTTGCCTGTCACAGCTCGCAACTTAAATTGCATCCCTTTGACATCAGTGAGTGCGTCATCAATCTGCGACTCTGACAGTGATGGTGTGTGGATACCCATCAACTGAAGATCCATGTAGTAACGCTCGAGACCTTGAGCAGCCGTCTGACGGTCTGTGTCATTCAGGCTGTGCATGATCGAGCAGCGTTGCCCGGCAAACTGTTTTTGACCATCCGTTTTGGCATCCACGGTGAAGTTGAGCGTGACGAAAAAACCTTTGTCTGTGTTCATGTAACGGATATTGTCAAACAGGCAGACGATCTCACCGTCTGGTCCTGTGTAGTCGTTGAATCCGCCGCCACGACTGTTTGGGTCTGCCTTCTTTGCCGTTGCTGATGCCTTCTTCAGATTAGCGTTAGCTTTCATCAGATCGGTCAGTGATTTAATTTCTGCTGCCATAAAAAACTCCTGAGAGAAAAAATGTTGAGTGAACAATAGGGGTGTAAACTATCTGGACATCAGTGCTTTCTGTAACTCGCCGTAGGTCTCCTTCGCGGTTGAACCACATTCAATTTCAGTGACACCTTCCTGTGTACACCATGACTTTGCCACATACCATGTGCTTGGGGAGACGCCGATGAAACGACGATCTCCTGTTGCCGTCTTCTTCTTTGTCTTGCTTTCAATGGTGACGTTGATTTCACGACCCAGATAGAACATGCCGTGCAGGTCTTTCTTCGTGTACTCGAAGATCGTCTTGTACAGGGCAGGGCGATGCTGGTCGAAATCAGGTCCAGTTGGATTGGGCACAGGCTTGTAAGTGCTGTGAGCAATCAGAATGACGTTGTAGCCTTTGGCAACGATCTGAAGACATGCTGGAATGAATTGGCCTGCCCAGAAACATTCCGCTGACTTGGTGTAGCCTCTGTAGTAGTCACAGAAGTCTTTACCGTCCATGTCACCGTTGAATAGCATTGAGGCACCATGCTGGAAGCATAGATCCTGCAAGCCTGATACACTGTCAATCACCAAGGTTTTGTACTGGTGCTCTGCATCAGCGAAGCGTTCCATGGTCTTCAGGCATTTGATCCAGCCGGGATGACCGCCTGCTGGAATCAATGAATGCTCAAACAGAGGTTCCAGTGGCACGACAGGTATGTTCGTGACAACATTGTTCTGCTTGTAAAGGTTGATTCCCTGCTCACCGCTGGTGACGATAAACATCGGGTCTGGGAACTGAGCTGCCAGTGTTGTTTTGCCTTCACCAGCTTCTGAGTAGAACATGATGAAGTGACCGTGGCGAGGTGTTTCCTCAACCAGATCATCGAACGGTGATTTGCCACTGCTCATGCTTTTAACAAATTGCTGAGGCTTCTGTGGCGGCACGGGACGCTTGGGGGGTGGTGTTGGCATATTTCCTCTCAACGATGATGTAAACGTGGTCTGAGGCCCATTGTAGAGCCTGTTAAACGGTAGTTGCGAAAACGCTCGGGGGTTCCTTCTGTGAACGGGTTGTAAAGCCCGTAAGGTGTCATCCAATGGTATCGGTTGATTTGCTCCTTTCTGTTTGGGTGTGTCATGTATGTGTACCAATCAAGAAAGGCTTCCAGCTTGGGGTACAGGCACCCATGCAGAAATCTTTCAAAGCGTTGTTCGTCAGGACGAATCCAGTAACGGTAGAAGTGATAATCCTGTTCTGCGTTCATATGATCTGCCAGACGTTGACGATACTCCTCTCTTGTTTCTGATTTCTTCTGTGATGGTCCTCGATAGCCCCATCCTCCGGGCCGTCGAATGTGCTGATACCAAACTCTTGATGGGATGTGATCGTAGCGAGCTTTGAACAGCAGCAGGTAAAAGTTAACCTGAAGATTCATGTCGATTTCACGAGCAATGGATTCCTCGTTGTACTCGCTGCGGCATTTATTCTCCATGAAGATGTCTTCACCTTCACCGTCCACATAGCCATGCAACAGAATTTGTCTGCCACTTGGTAAGGTCAGCATTACCTTATGGTGTTCTTCTGACTTGGTGACTTTGTAGGTGTCCAGATCCTCTGCATAGCGTTTGATCCACACTTCGACCTGCTTGTTAGCCATCCCTGCCCACCAAGCAATTTCATCATAATCTTCATATCGACTGACCTGCTTTTCATACTCAGTCTGGATGAACTTTGATGCTCCTCTTGGCTGGCGTGTTTTGATGAATCCTTCAATGCCTGCCTGAACCAGCGTGCCATAGGACATATTCTTGTTCCATGGTTCAACTGCTTCTAAATTTCTGAGGTATTGGACTTCAAATGCAATAGGATCAATCCAGAACAGTTCCAGTCCTGACAGGCTTAGACCGTTCCTTTCCGGGGACCACAGTTGTTGTGATGGTGCCATTTTTCACTGCTTCACAAAAGGGGTGCAAATCTTTCAGGTGAAGAACGACTAAGGCATTCGCCCTGTCGTCAAATTCTCCCAGAACACAAACTGCAATCTTGTTTTCGACCTTGGCTTTGATGCGTTCTTCCGCAACAAGGTCACGCAATGTTTTGTTGTTGTGGCGTGTGTACTTGCAGGACACAAACAGCCGAGGGTGTGTGCTGTCACTTCTTGTGAGTTTCGAATTGCCACCACTCAAGGAATTTCTGGAAGCAGAAAAGAGTGAGGCAATGAAACGCTCAAAAGCCTTCCATGCTTTGTCAGCCATGATGTGAACTTTCTGTGTAAAAGATGGCCGGTAGTTCGCTGTGATTGCGGTCAGCATTACTGATAGAACTACCAGCCGAGGGATTGGCTGTGGCACGAAAGGAACAAACTTACCACAGCAGTAGCAACCTGCGACTCAGTAACTTCGTCATTGCAGGACTGCCAGACCGACGACTACCTCACAAGCTCTGCTCTGACAACCTTCACGTTGTTAGGTGCGGTAAAGCCTAACTGGACACTGCCTGCATGGGCATCAGAGTCCTTTCTGATCGTCAGAACTTTCATCTCAATCTCCTGCTCTGTTGTTGATGCAGGTACTTTGAGAATGATTACTTCGTTGTACTTTCGTTTCAGGACAAGCATGGTTCCATCCTTTCTGTGTCAGACTGCGGATTCGACGGGACTTGGTTTACGCTTGGCGGGTGCCTTACGCTTCTTGACTTCAGGCTCTGGCTCTGATTCTGCTGGTGCGTCATCAATTTCTGGAGGAGAAATAGATGCTTCAGCGGCGATTGCGATTGCTGCTGCTGCACGTTCAAAGCATTGAGTCTGGAAACCGTCAAACATGATAGGCATCTGCGTGTACTGATCACGTTCTTTCTTCGTCAGAGCAACATCAGAAACCTTAAGGTTTGTGCTGCCTTCCAAAACATGACGTGCTGCTTTAATGAATGGACCAACCCAATCACGATCACGGTCCTTGCTTCCGGGTTCTGATGTCAGCTTGTTCCAGAAGCCTGTCAGTGCCCATGCTGGATCGCCTTTGTCAAAGCCTGTACCGACAGCCAGTTGATTGATGAACTGATCCATGGTATCGGCAATGCTCTTGTCAATTTCCAAACCATCCTCTGTCTCAACGACAGATGCAACGTATGCCAATGCTGCGATGTACGGAAGTGACATCTTCAGGCCGTGGTTGTCTGCATCTGCATCGTTTGCATCAAGAACCATGGTCACAAATTGATGCAGATTTGAGTGTCGCTGCTGGATGAAGTTCAGCATTTCTGAGATCAGAAACTTGGGAGCTGATGATACGGTCGCTCCACCTTCAATCAACCATACCAAACGTGCTGCCCCTGCAAGGGTCTTGGTCCAAGTCTTGCGAGCATTGATTGTTTCGTTCCACTGTGACGGAATGAAAGAATCAACCCATGGATCACGAAACAAAACGTCACTGTGACTTCGTGCTTTGCCAGTATCCACTGTGTCAGCGGTTTCGTGAGGCACGTTGTACACGACCACACTATCCCATTCTGTCTGAGCAGAAGGCCATTCCTGACCAAGTTCGATAGCTTGATTGGCAAGAAGCAGACCCTGCAAGCGATGCTGACCGGAAATCAGGTGCTCTTTGCCTGTGGAATCGACGGAGAAGATCAGAGGTTCGCCGTTGCATTGCCACTGACCACGCAGCATTTCGTTGGCGTACAGTTTGGCAACAGACTGTGATAGCGGACGGTTGCTGTCATTGAAGTCCTTGAGGCAATTCGATGCAAAATGTGCGTTGATTCGCAGGACTCGTGACTTGATTTCGGACTGAACTTTTGACGCTTTGGCGAACAGTGTTTCGAGTTTCATAGGGGTGACTTCCAATCAATGTGTGAGTGATGTGTTCCACGACGGACACGATTCTACACATTGATCGGCAGCGGTCAACAGATTCATGATGAAATTCTATTAAAGTTTTTCCTGATCAAATGATTGAGTATTTCTGCGTACCCGCATGAAGTTTCTGAGGGTTAATAGTCTGGCATCTGATTCAGCAGGTTTTGTGCCATCGACATAAGCGGTGACTCGACCACACCAGTTTGTGCCTGCCGGTCCAAGATGAAGGCATTCAAAGGGTGGGCGTAGCTTGTTTTTGGCAGGCCACCTTTGCTGGAAGAAAGAATCTGCACCGCCAGCATGTCTCCAGTTCATTTCATGCCATGGTGGTGTCGGCAAATATGGATCTTCTGCGTGAAAGATTTGGGTGTAGCCTGCCCACTCAACCTGCTGGGGATGTAGTGGGTACGATTTCCAGTAGGGTTCGTGGGGAATTTGTTGCAAGTCTTCGCACATACGACGCAGCGGTGTGTAGAGGTTTCCTCTGACTAAAATTCCTCCGTCAGACTCGTCTGTGAGAGATGGAATAAATTGAGGCCATAGCACATCAGCATCCATAATGCACATCCAGTCGTAACGACCGAACACGCTTAAGCCTTCTTCCATTGCACGGAACTTGTTGAATATTGCTCCGTCTGTGTAGAAGGCGTTAGTTTGATAGACCTGTGCGTTATTGGCTTGTGCAACCTCAACAGTCTTGGTGTCTGTCATCGAGGTTACGATCATGACTTCTGAGAAGTGATGTCTATTGTATGGCAGCGTAATGCTGAGGATGTCTGAGTAGTCAACACAGACAATGACTGTACGCAAAGATGTCATGCTGGTTTCCTGATTGCAAATGACCAAGGATCTGTTCCATCAGGAATGATGCAGTGGTTCACCTGATGACCCTTGCAGAAATCGTTGACGGCAGGTTGTACCTGATGTGCCCAGCTAAACTCTCCGGGGTAAATGTAGTCATGCCCGAACAAAAAGCCTCCGGGTTTGATCTTGTTCCACCAGTTTGTCATGTCTTCCAACACATATCTGTACTTGTGATTGCCGTCAACGTAGACAAAATCCAAAGTGTTATTTGGCAGATAGCTAAGTGCCTGCTTTGATGTTGTCTTCAGGATTTTGCACTTGCCAGACTCCACAAACGGCATCAGGCGGGTACGGGCTTCAAGTTCGTGGGAGTCTCGATCTGTGCCGCCTGTCAGCAAAGGAATCTGGTCATCATAATCTTCTGCCAGATTCCACGGGTCAACACAGATCAAGGTGCCGTCCCATACGCTGATCAACGTCTCAGCAAAGATACCTCGATGAGTGCCAATTTCGACGCCATAACCGGAGTAACCTTCCTCGTTAAGGAAGCGGGGGATGTCGTTGCGTCCAGCAATGCCGATATAGTCAATCATTTCAGTAGCCTAAATATTGTGTGACGAGTCGATTCTTTTCAACGTGAATGTCATCACCTTCTGTCAGGATTTCAAGACCATGTGCCCCTTTAGGTTTCAGGTGCTTGTATTCCTCTGTGATGGTTGTGACATGTTCTTTCTGAGCCAAAGCACCGTGACCTCTGAGTGGAACTAAACAGCGATGGCAGTGGAAGCGTACCTGATCAGTGAACTCCTCCATCGGCTTACGCCACCAGCCGGGGGTAACTGCCATACCTGTATCCGGGTATTGCTTGTTGTATTGATTCAGGATTGCCTGTGAGCCTGCAATCTCACAGAAGAATGCCCTGAGTTCTCCTCGGAATTGGCAGATCATTGCTGACCAATGTTGATTAATGTCGCAGTTGCTGATCAGCTTCCAGCGGTCTGATTCTTCTGGGACGAAGTTAGACATGTTGCCATGAACCGGAGAGTGTCTGCTGTCTTTCTCCAGACCGAACGGATGACATTCAGGCCAGTCATGTTTGAACTCGTCGTATGCTTCCTGCTTGAGATGCACGTTGAGATTTGACATAGACGGGTTAAACGTCTGACGCATGATACGGGCTTTGCCACGAGGATGATTGCACCAGAGACCGCACTGTTCTTTCGGAAAATATCGAGACAGGATGTTACAGATTTTGTCGAACTCTGGATGCAGAGCTGGATTGCCACCAAAAATTCCGATGAGTCCGAAGTACCCTTTGAGCGATTGCAAAGCCGTTTCGAAGTTCTGGAGAGAAATGAAGTCTGCCTTACCGCCAAACTGTGAACCTTGTGTGCAGTTGCTGCAAGCAAGATCACATGATCGTGTCAGGTGAATCTGCATGACTCCACGACGCCACTTTCCTTCACGGGGAGTTCCGGGGGCAACCATACGGGAAATTGCTTCTTGCTCATTCATGGGTAGTTTCTCCTGAGATGGTCAATGTTATGGGCGAGGATTGCTGTCATGCTGGTGTAGTGATAGAGCGTGCAGGCTACTTCAGCAAGATGTTTCTGGCGATCATAGTTGTAGGAGTAACATGCTTCGCTGATGACAGTTCTGAGATCCTGCATTGAGATGTCAGGATGAATACGAATCAGATTGTCGTCAATGCCCGGAACAATATCATCTACCGGCAAATCGGTAATGACACGGCAA